AGCCAACCAGTGTGTCCGAGGCAATGAAGCGAGAGGAAGAAGTCGTTACGCGCCTTGGGAGCCAGCCTGAGAGGTGGGTTGCCGGCATCAGTAAGCAACTTGCAAGCCACGTTAAGTTCTATCTCCAGAGCGAGAAGAACGGCGGCCTGACACATCCCGATTATGTCGGAGCCTGCGTCTTGAACAAGTTGGACGAGTGCGTGAAGCTGTCTGAGGCCCATCAGGAGTACATCCAGAAAGAGAAAGAAAAAATAGCCGCAGAAGAGGCAGAGAAGCGGCACCGAGAGGCCGAGGAGATAAATGCGAAGGCAAAGCAGGAGATCGAGGCAGCCGTCAAAATCATCCGAGAGGGTGGGCGGCTGAACAACGACCGCATCGACTACCGCGTGGGGGATGTCGGACACAACGAGCCGATTGTTTTGTTCCTCATGCGCCGGTACAAGGTGGGCGTTCCCCTGAGAACGCAGGGTTGGATCTGCAGCAAGCTGGCAAACGTCACCATCAAAGACGGCAGGTGCGACGGTCTGCAGTATTACAAGGCCAAAGGCGCTGCCTGCTCACAGCGGTTTTTTGACTGCATGAACGAGCTGGTTCAGAAGGTAATTCAGGAGGAAGCAAAATGATTACGATGGAAATCACCAGAGAGCTGATCGACTTCGAGTATTATGGCAAGTCCTACCGGATGGCCCCGGACGAAATCGAGGCGGCGTACCGGTATCAGGAGATGCAGTATCGCAAAGCGGACGCGCTCCGTATGCTGACCTCGTATGCGTTCGGTATCGAAGATCTGGACACCGTTTCCGACGAAGACCGAGCCGAATACGAGAAAGAGTTTGAAACCAGTTACGGCATCACCTTCGAGGAGGCCAAGAAGAGCATCCCTGAGATCGTGAGCTACTTCTTCCAGAAGACCGATTGCAACGTCGGCGAGAATACGACTTGGTACGAAGCCATTGAGGCGGTATTTGGAGGAAACAGGGATGGAGACTGAAAGCAAGAGATGGAAGCTGGGTGACGATGTGAGCGCCGACGATAACATCCTCGACGGGTTCACGTTCAGGGATCTGATTCTGGCTGTGCATTGCAACTGCGAGAACATTACGCCCGAGGCCGTCCGCAGAGAAGCGGCCGAGATTTTGGAGGAGCGGATGCAGGACTACCGCTTCCTGCTCCGAAACAACATCGAGGAAATCATGGCTGAGGCCAAGAAGGGACGTGCGCAGTATGAGTAACTGCATGACGGCGGACTCAATGTGGGAGCAGACGACGCTCTTTGCGCCTCTGCCCATTACGGGAACACCGGCTATCAGCCTGTTCGACCACACGACGCACAGCTCGGAAAAGCCGAGCGAGTGGATGAAGCAAATCGTGCCAGATGGCGAGTATGTTGTCATGGTCGGCACCCATCCGCTGGTGATGCGGAAAACAACGCTGACGGCTGACGAGGTTCCCGAAGGACACCAGTTCTACCATTACCTGATTGACGGCGCTGTGTACGCCGGCATTTTCGTAGGAAAGGAGAATGCGGAATGATTGGAAAAGGAAAGACCCTGCTCGTGCATGACGACTGCATGGTTTCGCGGGTGGCCCATCGGCTCGAAGAGCTTTGCGGCGAAATTGAGCTGTGCCAGAGCATCCTCAAAAATGCCCCCGACCTGCCAGCGGAATACCGCCGCGCCAACAAAGAGCAGGTAAGGCAGCGGCTTGAGTTGGCGCGGTGGAATCTCGATGATCTGCTGGAGGACATCGAGGATGGCATCGTTGCGCGAGAGCTGAAGCGCATCTACAACGAATATTGCGGAGGCGGGGACGATGGCGAGGTTTGATGATCTGTGCGCTGACTTCCAGAAGCGCAAGCCCCGTGGCCCCATCACCGCAGAGGTTCCGTGGTTCAATGTTCCTCTGGAACTGCAGAAGGGCAGCGAGAGCGTGAACGACGTCCTCAGAAAGTACCTGAAGGACTTCAATCTGGAATACCTGAACGAGATGGGAACCGTGTGGTTCCTCTACCACGACCTGTGGAAGTGCTGCACCCACGAAATCAAGGACGGGAAAATCCACTTCTACATGGCCTGTTTCGATTACTGAGAAGGGAGGCAAAACATTGGGAGACGTGAATTGCTTGAGATGCAAATACCGGCACACAGATAACGGGAATTGCACCGCGGTCGGAGGCTTTTGCACGGCGGTCCCGGCGGCGCACTGCCCGCTGCTGCGTCAGTATTTAGACACGGGCATGACGCCAGAAGCGTTTCAATCTTTTGTGGTGTTTCTTCAGGATTTAATTGGAAACCAAAAAGCCAGTGAGGCACTGGACAGGTTCCGCCAGTTGGTCAAAGCCGACAAGGACGGTCGGCTGGTGGTGCGTCCGTGCAAGATGGGGGACACGTTATTCAGAGTGTTCGCCGGAGAAATCTTAGAGCACAAAGTCAGAAACATGAGATACCTCGCAATACAGGAACGGTGGGACATTGATACAACCCCGTTCTGCCCATACGTGGCAAGTTCCATAGGAAAAACGATTTTCTTAACCCACGAGGAAGCTGAACGGGCGCTGATGGAGCGGTGAGATGAAAGTACCGAAATACATCCGAAAGAAAATGCACCAGATTGCACTCTACGCGGGTTTGGCGGCCAAACTTGACCGTGAAGTAGGGTTTTGGCTTGGACAGCACGGGATAGATGTGGAGGAATTGAGCGACGGCGGTGGCTGGGGTTACGAAGAACTCAGCTACGGTAATGACGTAACGGATGAACTGTGCGCCCAGATAGAGCAGATGGAGGCGGAACAATGGAAGTAAAACTGAAGCCCTGCCCGTTCTGTGGCGCAGACAATAAGCCTATGGGCGCGATCATGAGAACGGCAAACCGTGGGGAGTGGAAGCACTGGTACAACGGCTGCGTTCTTTCCGGTTTTGTAATTAAGGCGGACAAAATCGAAGCGTGGAACAGGAGGGCGAGTGATGGCAACCGTTAAATGCGCCTTGGGGCACCGAGGCTATCCATCCCATGAATGGAACGACGGCGTAAAAGACCGCATTTATTGTCTGGGCCGCATCGACCAGATGACGGACGAACTTTTGCCTGAGTGCAAAGCCTGCCCTGACCATGTGAACAAAGCACAGGGCGATTTAGAAGCCTTTTACGGGAGGGATAGGAATGGCGGATAACTTCGACAAAGCGGTCGATTTGGCCGCACGTCTGAGAGAGTCCGCAGACTCGAAAGACAACGAGGGAGCTGAGGGCCTGATTCGAGTGGCAAAAGAGGCTGCAGAAATGCTGGAGAATCAGGCGTACATCATCCTTGGCGTCATGCACAGCGTTGACAAATGGCTGGACGGCAAGGAGCTGGAGCAGGACGAAGTCAACCGAGCAGCGACCATGCGGGAGAAGACGCTCTGTATCATCGAGAGCCGACCGGAGCAGATCCACGCGCACCTTGTCATCGACTGGCTGGGAGACACGCATTGTTCCAACTGCGGAGAAGACGTGAATTGCACAGAGCCGTTCTGCCAGCATTGCGGCGCACGGCTCGACGAACCGGAAGTAAAGGAGTATTGAGATGGAGAAATACGCGAAGAGGCTGCAAGACATCATCAATGAGCAGGATTTTTGCTTTGAGCCTGAGGAGATCAGAACGGTCGAAAAGGCGCTCGGAGTTCTGAAAAAGTACGAGGACGCTGACATCCCAGCCGAAGCCTGCGTGGAATACAGAAAGTTCGAGGACGAGCTGATCCGCGACGGCATGAGCCTTCAGCACGTTCTCGACCTGCTCAAAGCGGAGAAGGAGGGGCGGCTGAAGGTCAGACCCGAAAGCCTCGGCCAATGTTGCGGCCAGTGCCACCACTTCCTCAGAGAGCCTATGAAGGCGTCAGGCATCTGCGAGGTTCGCAAGAACAAGCACTACCCGCGAGCTGGGACGCCGCTTTATTGCTGTCAGTCGAAAAAAGCCTGCCTTGACTTCGACGAGCGCGGCGAGCGGCCCATCCGGTATCAGGAGGCATGACGATGGAGCGCCTGACGATACGAAACAGCGACGGCACGGTATCTCAGCCGACCGGCACGACGGTCGAAGCCGTGTTCTACCGGCTGGCCGACTACGAAGACACCGACCGCGAACCGGCCGAGATCCGCAAGCTGGAGCGAGAGTACCGCACAGCCGTCAATGAACTGTGTGCTATGTGCGGCCGATACAAGCAGGAACACGAAGGAGCCTGCGATGGATGCCGGTGGAAAAAACCTGTGTGATAGGAGGCAGCCTGAATGGCAAGAGGACGGCAGCAAAAGTGGATATGCCTTGACTGCGGAGCTGCCTTTGCCGTGCAGGGCATAGCACCGAAGATGTGTTGCGCCTGCGGGTCTGCAAGACTTGGACGGGCACCGAGCCTTGAACTGGCTGAGAACTTCGCGGAGAAGCGAGTTGAACTGGAGCGGATCTGCCGTGAGCTGAACGGCGCCTATGGACGATACGCCTCGCTGAAGACTCGGTACGACGAGATCATGGCCTACTGGAAGCAGCAGAAGCGGCGTGGATATATCACGCCAGAAGAGTATCAACAACTGGCCGAGGAGTTCATCGGAGCGCGGCCAGTGAAAAATAAGGAGGACGAAACAAATGGCAAAGATCCATGAGAATGTGCTGAATGTGCTGGGTGAGTGCAGAGCGGACGGAAACCTGCTTTACCTGCCGAGCGTTCAGCTTGACCGCAAGACCTACACGGAGGTCAACAAGGTTCTGGAGAACATGGGCGGCAAGTGGGACCGAAAGACAAAGGCCCACGTCTTCGCCGAGGATGACGATGTGGCGGAGATGCTGGAGAACGTCATGCTCACGCAGGAAGTGAAAGACCTGAAGCGAGAGTATCAGTTCTTCCCGACGCCCCGCGCAATCGCGGAGAGAATGTGCGAGATGGCTGAGATTGACGGTGCCTCTGAGGTGCTGGAGCCGTCCTGCGGCAACGGCCAACTGGCGGACGTCATCTGGGAACACTCGCCCGCCGGTATGTGCTGTATCGAGCTGAACACCGACATGAAGCGGTATCTGGCTGAGAAGCCCTACGGCGTGAACTACCGCGATTTTCTGGACGTGACGAAGAAGGAAATCGGCACTATCAACCGCGTCGTGATGAACCCGCCCTTTACGCGCCATCAGGACATCGACCATGTGCGTCACGCCTACGATTTGCTGGATGCCGGCGGCGTTCTGGTTGCCATCATGTGCGAGAGCACGTTCTTCCGCAGCGATAAGAAGTCCGTAGAGTTCAGAGACTTCCTCGGCAGCGTGTATGCTCAGACGATCAAGCTGGAGCCGGGGGCGTTCCGCGAAAGTGGCACAGATGTCGTTACCCGCATCGTCAAGATCAGAAAGCCGATGTAAGACCCGAATAGAGCGATTCCAGCCGAGGACGGCAATACTTTCATCATTGCGTGATGCTCCAGAGGATGTAGAGCCTTGCTCTGCCCTCTGGTTGCCACTTGGCTAAACCGAAATGCCATAGAGAAAGGAGATGGAACCATGAACGGAGCAACAGGCTTCCATATCGACGTGAGGCCGGTGTCAATTACGTTTACTTGCCCGCACTGCGGCAGGGAAGTCAGAGTTCCGTGGCAAGAACTCGATGTTCCAGAGTGCTGGGGCGACGACTGGGGCTACGTCGAATGCCCCGACTGCGAAACGGAGGTAAAGTTGGGTGACTACGAGTACGACTGAAATGCCAAAGCTGCGGCTTGGAGATTGGGTATCATGCAGCGCATACATCAGACCGAGCGGCAACCACTTCGAGATCGACAACGAAGACACGGGAACGGCGCTACTGTGGAGGAAAGACGCAACGGAGGGCGAGGAGATTGAAGATTACGAGTCCTGCGAGAAGTTCGTCACGAAAACGGCTTTGTTCACCGGAGTCTTCGTCGGCGTGACATGGCTCTGCACGGAACTTTTTTGTGAGTGGAATGACCCTCCGTACGGAAGAAGCGGCTTTCAATGTAGCTCAATCAACCCGAAGCCGTTCGCCATCGTTTACTACGCCGAGAACAAGAAGCGGTTGGTGCCGATGGACAGCATTGAGAAGGTGGAGCGATGAATTATTACGAAATCTATGACCGATACAGCGGCGAACTGCTGACCAGAGGCAACGCGGCCGAGTGTCGGAAAGCCCTTGGATGCGCCAGCCTCGACGGCTTTTACGCCTTGGCAAACCGGGCGCGGCGGGGGATCAACAAAAAATATCGGGTCGTCATCAAAAAAGGCGGGCAGGTAGACTACCCCGTGCTCGGCAAGGATGACCCGCTTTACAAGAAGGAGGGATAGCAAGTGGCAAAGCTGAAACCGATCCTGTTCAACACGGCGATGGTGCAGAAAATTATGGCCGGTGAGAAGACCGAGACACGGCGCGTAGTTCTCCCGCAGCCTGAAGGTGCACGGTTCGTCCTCGACTGCGATGAAGAGAACCGGACGTTCGACCTGATGTGCGGAAACAACGGCGCCGGCGGCATCTTCTGCGATTGGGCTGAGACCGTCAAGCCGAAGTTCTGGTTCGGCGACGTGCTCTATATCAGAGAGACATGGCGCGTTCAGTCTGCGCACCGCTTCGAGGCGGATGCAAAGATCGAGTTCCGAGCAGGTGGCCCGCTCGGAAAAATCCAGTTCCCCGGCGGATGCTCCGACTCGGAATCCAGAGAGGCGTTTGACCAGTTTATCGCTAAGTGGAGTACCGACTCCAAGTGGAACCCCTCGATTTTCATGCCGAAAGAGGCGGCGAGGACGTTCCTGAAAATCGTGGACGTTTCCGTGGAGAGGCTCGGAGACATCGACGGCGGCGGGCTGAAGGCTGAAGGTATTGACCGGAACCAGCCGTACAGAGCGATGCGCATGGATTTTCGGGATCTCTGGAACAGCACCATCTCTGCAGACCAACTCGACGAGTTGGGATGGTATGCGAACCCGTGGGTCTTCGTCTACAAGTTCCAGCAGATCGGCAGAGAGGAGGCGCTGGCATGAGACGAGGGGTTATCGTGAAGACGCTGAGGTGCTGTGCTGAGCTGAACTGCAGGGAATGCCCACTGGAGAAATTAAGAGAGGGCAGAGGATGCACGACGAAACTGGCAAAGGAGGTGCTGGAGCAGATGCAGGCAGACGACGCAGAGCGTCGGAAGCAGTATGCGCAGACGTTGCCGAAGGCAATAGCCATTGACTTTGACGGCTGCCTCTGCGCAAACGCATACCCGGACATCGGCGCTCCAAACTGGGAGATTATCGTCGCAGCGGCGGCAGAGCAGATCGCCGGCGCGGGGCTCATTCTCTGGACGTGCCGAGAGGGAGAGTTGCTTGAGAACGCGCTCGAAGCCTGCGCCAGATGGGGCCTGCATTTCGATGCCGTGAACGACAGCTTGCCGTCGTGGAAGAAGTTTTACGGGAACGACACCCGCAAGGTCGGCGCGACTGAGTATTGGGATGACAAAGCATACCGAGTTCAGAACGGGAAGCTGATGAAGGAGGTCGCACATGAAATGGATTGACAGGCTGAAGGCAAAAATCATTCATGCACTCGGCGGCCTGACACGCGCTGAGGCGATGTTTCCTGCGCCCATCGTGCAGGTTCTCCATTACGACATCCAGACGGTCAGGACGGTGAAGATCGTGCCTGCCTTTACCAGAACGCACGAGACCGAAATGGAGAAGATGCTCCGAGCGGAGATTGCGCACAACATCGCGGAGTATGTGATGGAACACGACGCTGTCGTTTATGAGAGGCAGGAACAAGAGAACAACGACCTGCAAATCTCGGCGACCTTCCGGTTCCTTCAGCCACATGAGGGGGAGTGGAAGATATGAGAAATTGCGCACAAATCGGCATCGACGACGAAATCTTCGTTGACAGCTTCGCGGGAGGCGGTGGTGCATCGACGGGCATGGAGGTCGGCCTCGGCATTACGGTGGCGGCGGCCATCAACCACGACCCTGCGGCGATCCTGATGCACAAGACGAACCACCCGTACACGGAGCATTATCAGGCGTCCGTCTGGGATGTAGACCCGCGCGACGTATGCCGCGGGCGTCCTGTGGGCGGCGCGTGGTTCTCGCCAGACTGCAAGCATTTCAGCAAGGCCAAGGGCGCGGCTCTCGTTGATAAGAAAATCCGTGGTCTTGCGTGGATCACGCTGAGATGGGCCGCTCTGGTGCGGCCGCGAGTGATTTTCCTCGAAAATGTCGAAGAGTTCCAGACATGGGGGCCGGTCAGGAAAGGCAAGCCCGTAAAGAAGCTGGCAGGCACGACGTTCAGAAAGTTCATCGGCCAGCTTCGGGATTTCGGCTACGAGGTCGAATGGCGTGAGCTGGTGGCGGCTGACTACGGCGCACCGACCAGCCGCAAGCGGTTCGTTCTGATTGCCCGTTGCGACGGAAAGCCCATTGTGTGGCCAGAACCGACCCACGCTCCGCGGGACAGCGAAGCCGTGAAGAGCGGCAGGCTGAAACCGTGGCGCAGCGCGGCGGAAATCATCGACTGGAGCCTACCTTGCCCGTCCATCTTCGACACCAAAGAGGAAATCAAGGAGCGGTACAATTTGAAGGCGGTGCGGCCTTTGGCGGACAACACCATGCGGCGCATCATCCGCGGCGTGGATAAATTCACCATCAAGAGCGGCCAGCCGTATATCGTCCCGACCGGCTATGGAGAACGAAAGGGACAGGCCCCACGGGTACACGACATCGAGGAACCGCTGCCTACGGTGGTCGGGAGCGGCAAGCACAACCTCTGCAAGCCGGTGCTGGCGCCGTTCACGGCGACGAACACCAGCAACAGCGTCGGAGCGCCTGCCGGTGATCCGGTACATACCGTGACGACAGCAGGGAACCAGATGCTTGTAACCCCATATCTGGCCGAATGTAATCACGCAGGAGGCGGCCACGTCGCCGATGTGCGTAGCCCATACAAAACCATTACCGCCAAGCATACGGGCGGTATCGTGGCGCCCTCGCTCATTCAGTACCATACCGAGCAGACAGAAAACGTCCGAGCCTCTGGCCTCGGCGCTCCGATCCCCACCGTGGATGCCTCGAACCGATACGGCCTGACCTGCGCAAATCTGGTGAAGTATTACAGCGGTGTGGTCGGCGAGAAGATGGAAGAGCCGCTTCCGACGGTGACGGCCATCGACCACAATGCGGTGTGCGCGGCCCATGTGGTGAAGTTCAAGGGAGACAACTTGGGGAGCAGCCCTGCAGAACCGATGCAGACCGTAACGGCAGGCGCGGGCCAGAAAAAGGCTTGCGGCGGAGGAACCTTCGCCCTCTGCGACACGATGCTTTGCAAGGCTGGCCCGGACGAGAATCTGTATCGCTGGCCGCTGATCCGTGAACTGCTGAACCGCTACTGCGGTTATAAGCTGGCCGATGACGACCTGCTGCTTCTGAGCATCGGCGGGACGCTCTACTTCATCGCAGACATCGGCCTGCGGATGCTCTCCCCGAGAGAGCTTTACAATGCGATGGGGTTCCCGCCCGATTACATCATCGACCGCGATTATATGGGCAACCCGTACCCGAAGAACGAACAGGTCGCCCGCTGTGGCAACGCCGTTTGCCCGCCGATGGCTGCGGCTGTTGCAAGGGCCAACTTCCCCGAATACGTCGCCAAAGTGGGCGACACCATCACGACAATGGCCGCCCTGTTGGACATGGTGGCGGTGTAGAAAGGAGCAAGACATGGACAAAAAGAAATTGATGGAGCTGGCAGAGCGGTATCAGTGCAAGGCTGACACGGCGTTCCAGAACTATCAGGAGACTGGCATTACCCGTTACGACACGGCCAGACGGAACAACGAGGATATGGCGGAGGCGTTGCGAATGGCTGCCTCTGCCAAGGAAGACCACGACCGGATGATCCATCTGAGAGGGGTGCTCAGCCAACTGGCGTGGCGGGCTGCGGAGGCAAACCGTGCAAGCGAAGAGGATCGGCCTCGGAAGATGCAGGCGGTGCTCGGAGAACTGCTGTCTGCGGCCCGTATGCAGGGCTTGATCCGCGACGAAGGAGGTGATTTCAAATGAAAATCGTCATCGTGCATCACCTGAACGATGCGCAGCACTACCTTTTCGGAGTACCAGAGGAGAGAGACTTGAAGAAGGATGATCTGGTGCTGGTGCGCAACAGCCGAGGCGAGGTGCCGGCGGTCTGCGTCTGCGACAGCTTCAGCGTCCCCGAAAACGTGCTTGAGCAGTTGCAGAAAATGTACGGCGGGAAGACCCTGAAGTGGGTCATCGGAAGCGTTGAGTTCCTGCGCTGGGAGCAGGAGAAGGAGGAAGCGAAATGAAAAAGTATGTGCCCATTGTGACCGACGACCCGCAGGACAATGTGGAGGCGGCGCTGAACTTGGTGTTCATCAAGGACGAAGAGGTTTACGTCCGCGGCTATGGGCCGGCGCCTGACTTCTCAGACGCGACCCTGAACAACGTGACGCGGGACATTCTGCAGAAGTACAGCCCCGAAACCTTGGAGAACGTACGCCTCAAAGACGATTTGGAGCTTTCGTGTGCGACCTCTGAGTGGCTGTTCGACGGCATTGATACGATTGAGGGCGTGGTTGCCCTGCTCTACACGATGGCGTGGGCCTTCGCAGAGACCAGAGAGCGCCTGCGGATGTACGAGGAGACGCGCCTCTCTCCGATGGCTCTGAAAGACCGGCTGATCGCGCCGTTCCAGAACGATATGTTCGCTATGGTCTGGGGAGCGTTCAAGAAGCTGTACCCCGACAAGGAGTGCGAGATCTACTGGGAGCCGAAGATCCGCGACGAAGAGGACGGCAAGCCCGTGTATGGCCTGACCGACTTTGCTGATGATGGTTCTGTTGCCGTCTTCGTCAAGCCGAGCCTTGAGGTTGCGGACGCGGTTGAGATCCTTGCGCATGAGCTCGCCCATGTGGCGGTCGGCATTGAGCACGACCACGACGAGGTATGGCAGGAGGCGTTCGACAAGATTTTCGAGGAGTACAACCGCATCGGAAGCCAAATGTTCCCTGCCGGGGAGCAGCGCGTGATGGAGGACCCTGATGGAAAATGAACTTGAACTGCACTGGTCTGGGACAGGTACGCTCAGAATAGCAAACCGAGGCTTAGTCGCTATCGCGCTGCGATATATGCCGGATCTGAGCGTAGTAGCAAAAGAACTCGCCAAACACCGCACAAACGGCTCTCAGAAGCCTTGCAGCTCTG